GACAATAGAGCAGGAGCAAAGGTCAGAGCAGATGTATCAGAGGGAGATGTGAATCTTGAGACCAATACAGGGCTCACTCTTCCGGGCAGTTATTCAGTAGTAACACCATAGGAGATAGGTATGGGATGGAGAGAGAGATATCAGGAGGCTTCCTTCAGGGATATTAGCTTCTATGTCCCAAGTCATGAAATGGCTGGAGGGAGGAGAGTATCTGTCCATGAGTTTCCGGGAAGGGATCTCCCATATGTCAAGGACCTTGGAAAGTCAGCAAGAAGATTCTCCATAGATGCCTATGTCCTTGGAGAAAACTATGACTATACAAGGACCATCCTCCTTGATGCTCTTGATGAAGAGGGATCTGGGAAGCTGGTCCATCCATATCTTGGAATTATTCAGGCTCAAGTCCTGACCTACTCTCTGAGTGAGACCAAGGCTGAGCTCAGGATGGCAAGACTCTCTATATCATTCATAGAGTCTGGAGCTCTGGTCTTCCCTACTCCAGTGATCGACACTGTAGGGGAAGTCTTTGAAGAGAAGGCTTCAGCTCTTGACAAGATGAAAGCTGCTTTTTCTACTGCTTATGATCTGGCTCTCAGTCCTTACACTATGACTCAGAATGCAATCAATACTATCAATAAAGGTCTGGACTCTGTAGACTATGTCAAGAAAACTATGCAAGCAGTAGCAGACTTCCAGAGAGACCTTGAGAATATCAGAGGGAAGGTGATAGAGATTGCTTATGATGCTGAAGAGCTCTCTCAAAATTTTGTGGACCTCATCACCTTTGGAGGAGATCTCACCGGGGACAATGCCATCACTGATAACAATGCAGGACCTCAATTTTTTGAGATGGAAGATCTCTATATCTTTGAGCCAGATACAAGTATAGGGGCAGAGGATCCATCAGACCAGATAGCAGTCCTGATCCAGATGTCAGCTTGTATCAATGCTGCCGGATTGCTTGCAGCCTTTGACTTCACCAGTGTCAATGAAGCTCTTGAGAGAAGAGACATCCTGCTGAATAAATTAGATAGTCTCATGCTTGATGTCCTTGATGATCAGCTCTATAGTGCTCTTGAAGATCTCCGGGCTTCTGTAGTGAATGACATAGAGACAAGAGCTGTGAATCTTCCCAGACTGGTGGACTACACTCCTCCAGTGAGTGTCCCTGCTTTGGTCCTGTCTTATGATCTGTATGGGAGAGTGGACAGAGAGCAGGAGATAATTGACAGAAACAATATCCAGAATCCGGGTGTGATTTTTGGAGGAAGACCTATAGAGGTGCTGATAGATGTCTGATGATGTGAAGCTGACTATAGGATCCCAGAATCTTCTTGGATGGGAGAGAGTCTCCATCAAGAGATCTATGGAGATGCTCTGCTCTTCATTCCAGCTCATGCTGACTGATGTCTGGAAGGATACAGACTTTGAGCTCTTCCCATATCTGGACTGCTCAATCAAGATAGGTGATGACCTTCTTCTTCAGGGATTTATAGATGATGTCACTCCTGATATATCAGCAGACTCAGAGACCTTCAGTGTATCTGGAAGAGATAAGACTGGAGATCTTGTGGACTGCTCTGCTCCAAATATTCCAGCTTCATGGAATAAGGAGATCCAATTTGAAGCACTGATCAGAGAGCTCTTGTCTCCCTTCAGTATTGGTCTGGTAGTGGGGACTGATCTTGGGCTTCCTGTGAAGAAGTTTTCTCTGAATACCGGGGAGAGTCCATATGAAGCAATAGCCAGACTCTGTGAGGACAGAGCTCTCCTTCCTATGTCTACACCAGAGGGGAAGCTGATCCTCACTGAGACAGGCTCAGAGAGGTCTACAGACAAGCTGGAGTATGGAGTCAATGTAGTAGCAGCTAAGGCTTCATATAATGCTGTCAATAGATTCTCCAGCTATACTGTGAAGGGACAAAGTTCTGGAGGATCAGAGAGCTCTCCAGCTTCCAATGTCTTTGGAGAAGCTGAGGATCCTGAAGTGACAAGAGTCAGACCTAAGATCCTGCTGGCTGAGGGTCAGGATACAAATAAGGGAGCACAAGACAAAGCAGCATGGGAAGCACAGATCAGAGCTGCAAGAGCTCAGAAGATCTCTGTGACTGTCCCGGACTGGAGACAGTCATCAGGAGAGCTCTGGAGAGAGAATAGGCTTGCATATGTAAAGATCCCAGCTCTGAGAGTGGACAATGATCTTCTCATCTCAGAAGTGGTCTACAAGGAAGACTCACAGTCCAGATCAGCAGATCTCCAGCTTGTGAGTCCAGATACCTTCTCCCCGGCTCCTTCAAAAGTGGTGAAGCCAGCAAGAAAAAAGAAGGCTTTCCAATGGCAATAATAAAGAGGAATATATGAGTCTAAGATCTCAGATATCTGCTTTGATGGATCCACTAAGAAGAAGGATCCTCCTGATGATAGGGAGAGCTCTCATCACTGCCATCAGTGATGAAAGTGAGAGACAGGTGGTCCAGCTCTCTCTATTGAAGGATGAGATCAAGGAAGATGTAGAGAGGCTCCAGCAGTATGGATTTTCCTCAGTGCCTGTAGAGGGAGCTGAGGCTCTTGTGGCTTTTATCGGAGGCAATAAAGATCATGCTGTAGTGATCTCTGCTGACAATCCTTCCACAAGGAAGAAGGGACTCAAAGCAGGAGACTCATGTCTCTATCACAAAGATGGTCACTATATTCTATTGACAGATGGAGACAAGATCCAAGTGATAGGAGAGAATATAGAAGTGACTGGATCCAATATCAAGCTGGGAGAGGCTAACTTCAAGAAGTTAGTCAATGAGGAATTTCAAGCTCTTTTTGAGAATCATATACATCTGATCAAGACTGCTGGGAGTCCTGCTGCTCAGACAGGTGTCTCCTCCAGTCCTGCCTCAGTTACAGGAGGGACTCCTCCGGGACCTGTGAAGGTTGCTGCTGTGGCTCCTGATCCTTTGACTTTCCTCTTTAATGATGATATGACTTCTTCTCAATTTACAGATGATACAGAGGCTGGATAATTATGGCAGCATATAACTTCACAGAGCTCAGTAAATATGATGGAGGCTTTGCCTCTGCTCATTATTACAGCACTGTCCACAAGGGCTATATCATCACTGCCAGATTCGGTGGTGGGATGGCAATGTTTAAGATAGAAGGTGGACAGCTTGTCCTGAAGAATGAATATACTGGAAGAGAGATCTATAATGTATCCAGTGATGAGGAGTATGTCTATGCTGCAAGCTGGACAGATGGAGTGATGGTCTTCAGTATCAATGAAGGGACCGGAGCTGCTACTCTTGAAGCTGAGAGAGATACAGAGGCTGGGGTCTTCTTCCATGCCATCTCTTATATGGTAGGGTCTACCAAGTATATAATTGCAGCCAATGAGAATGGTGGTCTCAGAGCTTATCAAAAAGTAGGAAGCTCAATCAATCTGATAGATACAGATACTGATATGAATACTGCTGTCTGGATCTTTACAAAGGGAGCAGGAGAGGTCATCCATGTGGGATGGTCTGCTGGTGCTGGTGGTATCAATGCCTATACATTCAATGGATCAGCCTTCTCTCTTGTCAAGAAGTGGGATGGATGGGCTACCACTAATGTCTGTCAAGCCATCAATGGTGATGATAACTACATCTATTATGCAAACAATACCGGAGGCTTCTATATACTCTCATGGGATGGAGCCAATTATACAATAGAGAAGAGCTATGATCCGGGGAGGACAATGTATGTCACTGCCAGAGGGAGTCTGGTCTATGCTGCCAATCAAGCTGATGGCTTTGAGATTTACAGCTATCTTCCTCCAGATCTTAGTGTCTTAATCACAGAGAGCACTGCTTCAGGAAATTATGGATCCATCCTTCCTCTGGATGATTTCTATGTCATAGTATCTACAAGTGATAGATATCTCAGGCTCTTTGGCTTTGAAGAGATTCCTCCTCCAGAGATCACTACATATGAGGGGGATGCTCGTCTTGTCTTTGAGAAGGGGGATGCTTTTGGAGATGTCAATATAGTAGATAGAGACCTTGAGAGGGATCCTACTTTTGAGACTGCTGTGATTATATCTCTATTTACAAATAAGAGAGCAGAGAATGAAGATGTCCTCCCTGATACTTCTGCTGATAAATGTGGATGGTGGGGAGATACACTCTATGACAATGATTCAGATGGATCAAGACTATGGCTATTAAGAAGAAGCAAGGGGGAAGATGCTCCTCTGGCTCAGGCTGAGCAGTATTGCTCAGAGGCTCTGGCATGGATGAAGGATGATGGGATTGCTTCTGCAATCAATGTCACAGCTTCTGAGGAAGACTTCCAGACTCTTCTTCTTGAGATAGAGGTGGAGAGACCTGACAAGGATCCTCTGACCTTCAAATATTTTTATAACTGGGAGAGACAACTAAGCAGGAGGGCTGACTGATGCCTTTTGATAGACCAACACTACAGACAATCTATGACAGGATGATCACTGGAATAGAGTCAAGACTGACCGGAGGACTTCCTCTCTTGAGGAGAGCTCTTCTGAGGATCCTTGCCAAGGTATTTTCTGGAGCTGTTCATATTGCATATGGCTTCATAGCTTTCATTGCTGATCAGCTCTTCATTGATACAGCAGAGACTAATTTCTTGGAGAGACAGGGAGCAATATATGGGATCCCAAGGAAGTCCGGGACCTTTGCTGAGGGAGGTGTAGACTTTGCTGGATCCAATGGGACAGTGATCCCAGAAGGGACAAAGCTGGTCAGGGATGATGGCTTTGAATATGCCACTCTTGAGGAGGGGACTATTGCAGGAGGGACAGTGGAGATAGATGTCCAAGCTCTTGAAGCTGGAGCTGATGGGAATTATGACTATGTTGGAGCTCCTGATTATGCCAAGCTCTCACTGGTGACTCCAATATCAGGAGTGACTTCTGATGGGATCACTCTGGCTGAGGATATTGAGGGAGGTCAGGATGAAGAGACTGATGATGACTACAGGACCAGAATTCTTCAGAGGATCCAGAACCCTCCTTCAGGTGGGACAGCCACTGACTATGTCAGATGGACTCTTGAGAGTGAGCCTACAGTCAATGGAGCATGGTGCTTCCCTCTGGTCTTAGGTCCCGGCTCTGTAGGAGTAGTCTTCAGAGTATCAGATA